GTTAAGCACATCTCGGTATTCTTGAAGAGCAACAAGGTTCTTGTTCAATTGTCGCTCAATGGCGAACATGGGATCAATTGAAGCCTTAAAGTCCAAGGCTTCTTTCATCTTGTCGCCATCAGACGCTAATTGCGAGCCTGAGTCTGCCGTACTATCTATAGAAGCAGTTGCTTCATCAGCGTTATCGCGGACTTCTTCAAGAGCGTCACGAACCTCTCCTATTCTGTTAGCAAGTTCGCGTTGGCGATTAACATCTTCGGGGCTAGGCCCAGCAAACGGGTTGGTTTGATCGTAATTTGCAGTAAGTTCGCCTTGTTCTTTTAATAGGTTTTGTAGCTGATTTACAAGTTGCGCTTCTGTTAAATCAGTGAGTGTCTGCGCGAATTCTTCTGTCTCTCTTCGTGTATTCAGCATCTCAAGGCGCAAAGTCGCAAGGATGCCGCCAAGAGCAACAAAAGGCGCGGCAGGGCCAGTTAAAAGAGCGCCCGCAGCAGCAAGTGTTCTAATTCCTGTCGCAGCCTTGGTGGCCCAAAGTCCTAGCCTAAAGGCAACAAGAGTGCCAATAACCTCCCCGAATACACGGAACTCGTCGGAGTTCTCTACAACGAACCCGCGAAGATCACCAAGGATATCTACTGTTTTAAGTAGAGCGTCTTGGTTTTCTAAAATGACTCTCTGAAAATCTGTTCTTAGTTGCTGAGATAGTTCCGCAAAAGCGTCTTGAACTTGCGTCGCCCCATCCAACAATTCGCCTTGTAGAACAAGACCTAAATCCCTAGCTGCGTCTTTCTGTTGATTAAGAGCGACTACGCCTTCAGACAGCCCCGCAGCCAGTCGAGGGCCAGCATCTTCACCAAATGCTTGAGAAGCCAAAGCCGCACGGCGTGAATCATTCTCCACCCCTGCAAGGGCTGTTAAAAGATCATTTAGAACATCCTCAGACTGCCGCGCACCACCAGCGGAGTTTCTAAGTGCGCTGCCCAGTTGTTCAAATGTATCTTTTGCAGCACCGCCGCCTTGTGCGGCAAGACCTAAACGGCGATTAAACCGACGAAGTGACTGATCTAATTCTCTATCTGTAGTTCCTGCTAACTGACCAAACGCAAAGCGCAATTCCTGTAGTGCTTCAGCAGAAACGCCCGCTGTCTGAGCCATTTTATTTATATTATCAGCAGCGGCAATAGTTGATTGCGTGAAGTTTTTAATAGCATTAAGAGACAACGCACCAGCAAAAGCACCCAAGGCACGAGTGACCATCTGGGTGCTAGTCCGCATGGCTTGCATTTGCTTCTGTGATTGGTCAACTTGACGACCAAACTGATTTACAGAGTTGCCTGTGTTTTTAGTCTGACGGCCAAGCCCTTCAAAGTCGCTTTTAGCTTGTTTGACTTCTCGGGAGTCAGCCTTAAAGGCAATACTGTAGACATCAACCATTCGATTTACCCCGGTATCTGCTATGCGCTCTGAAGGCGCTTAGGATTTTATCTGCGACCTTAGTTCGGTCATATTCTTCGTTACTGTATGGGGGTGGTGCATCTCTATCGGTAGATGATGCGTATTGTGAGCAGTATTCGCTAGAAAGCATCTTGAGGAAACGAGACTCTTCCCAAGTTGGTATTACACCAGTCATCCTAGCCCAAGACTCTATTTCTTGATATGTTAGAGGTGTAGGCCCGCTGAAGCCCTGTTCGCAGAATCCTAGTTCGCTTATCCACTCTAGGATGTGCTTATCTGTTTCAACCTCTGGCAACGTAAGTAGCTCGCTGTCTCTCTCTTCCAATATCTTCCAGCGAGACTTACGCTGTTCATTCTTTGATTTAGTCTCTGGCGCAGCGTGCAGCCACGCCAGATGACGGACATAGAGCCTCAGCGTTTCTATGCTTTTGGGGCGTAGTTCTCCAAGTTATTCACAAAGCTGATAACCTGCTGCCCGATCCAGTCCTGCTCAACATAGAGAGTGACCGCATTCTCGTTAGTAAACTTAAGAGGCTCGCCATCTACTTCAATGTTCTTGCTCCAACCCTTAGTAAGAGCGGCAAGAAATTCAGCGCCAAGGCGGCGGCTCTCTTCGTTGTTAAGCTTCTTCTTATTGCTCTTGCGCTCACGATCAGCAAGGGCATTCCGTGCTGCCGTGCTTTGAATCCCGTAGAGGTAAAAGTCAAGCGTGTTGCCCTCTTCGTCAAAGAGTGTCTCTCCAGTGAAGGGGTCAGTAAGATGCATAGTCTGCGCCTTGTCTGATGCAACTGTAGTGTTGAACTTGGTAATATCCATAGTGATAGCTCCTGATGCGTCCCTAAAAAAGTAAAGGCAGCGGGGCCGAAGCCCCGCTTATAGTTGAGGCTTTACGGTGCAGCCTCTTCGATGATGTCTTCGGTAATACCGAGAGTTACGCTTGCGGTAGTGATCTGATCAACGCTGCCCACGTTCGTGGTGTAGGACATGACCTGTGCGGTAAAATACAGCACAGTCCCATCCTGTAGCGTGATCTTGATTGACTGGCTGTTGTCGCTGTCAAGGGCGGTATTAAGGATGGTCTGACCAGCATCACCAGGCACACGGGCCACAGTCATGCTGACGCTTCCATCGTTATAAGAACCCTTGCGCTTAACAGTCCGGCGATCACCGAGAGGGTTGAAGGTGACTTCAGCATACTCACGGCCAAACTCGCCAAGGTCAGAGACCTCGCCAATGGCTGTGAATGAGAGTTCTTCAAATCCGGTTGCGTCATAGCTTCCAGGAAGGCTGTCGCTGATCTCAATCGTTGTGCCCGCGCTAGTAAATGCTCCACTTACTGCCATCTTTTATGCTCCTTATGTTTAGACTTCGTAGATGTCGTTAGTAATGCCGATGGTCACGCTTGCTGTGGTGATCTGGTCTACTGAGCCTACGTTGACCGTGTAGCTCATAACCTGACCAGCGAAGTACAGATGCGTGCCATCCTGTAGCTCGACATCAAAGTAATAGCTTGCGTCATCATCAAGGGCAGTCTGAAGAACAGCCTGTCCGGCGTCAGAAGTAACGCGAGCAACAGTCATGGAGACGTTGCCATCGTTATAACTGCCTTTACGCTTGACTGTGCGACGGTCGCCAAGTGGGTTGAATGTAACCTCCGAATACTCACGCCCGAACTCGCCTAGATCGCTAACCTCGCCAATCTCTGTGTACGTGAGAGTTGGAAGACCGTCAGTAGCATTGTCGTCGTAAGTAGTCGGGGCTGTAGCGGTGACACTGATCTTAGTGCCTGCTGATGTAAATGCTCCGCTCGCCATAGTATTTTCCTCTTTTTAGATGTCTGGGTTTTGCCTTGCGGCTTTCTTTATTTCTTGCTGGGCTTCTCTCAGAGTCACCCTTACCATCCCTCTGGGTGCTTGCGTTGACCACCCATCGTATTCAAGTCTACGGATATATGGCAGATTGTTCGTTAGATAGAACACATTACCCGGTACTTGATCGAGAATAGCCAACACCCTATCTAGTGATTGGTCCGCAGTGCTTTCGGTCGATTTGTTGCTAGGATCACCGAAAGAAGGAAACCAGTTATTTCTAGCGCGTCCGCCGACATATCCGGGCGGTGCACTTGACTCCCAAAGACTAGGGTTGCCTACAGGAGTTCTTGTTACAATCTTGTTTGATAGCTGCAAGACAGTCTTTTTAACTATATTATCCATACCTTCGTTGTATTTAGGTATGTTCTTAATGAAGTCATCTAAATCAGCCATTAGGCAATAACTCGCCAGTTGATGCTGACAGGCACTTCGTAAGTATCTTCTGTAATCACAGCAGGTGCTGCGTTGATAGATTCAATCGTCACATCTGCAATCTTTGTCTGGCGGAAGTGAGACATTACATCGTCAGCCTGATTTTCTGCGCCACCAGCGCCCTCAGATAGCGGAGCTACCACAGTCACTTGGTAGACACCAGGCACATCTTGTGCGTAGTCGAAAGTGTAAAGCTCGCCTGTGGCGGGCAGATTGTTGACACGCAGATAAGTCTCTGCTGGTGCGGTAAAGGGCACGTTAGGCCAAGCAATCTGCGGAGCATTAGGTAGCTGCGATAGATGCGTATCTAGTGCCGCGCTTACATCTCGAATGCTGTACATGCTTACTGCCTCGCCTGTGCTTCTGTGTAGACCAGTGTATCGGCTGGGTAGAGCGGGTTAGTGGCGACAATGCGCCAAGTCGTCCCATCCCTTGTTACCTCATCACCAACCTTCACCTCTCCGCTAATCAGAAGCCGTGCATCGCTTTCTAAGATCGTAGAGCCATCTACCTCGTCACTATTGAATGCAAGCCATACAACGGACGCTGTGAAGCTCTCAGTGCTAGTTGTGTTCGTCCCTGTTGAAGGGTCAAAGCTAGACGTAGTTTCTCGGGTGAATGTTCTAGTCACACCAAACTGATCTAGCAAGCGGTCAGCAAGTAACTTGCTTTTGCTGTAATCAAACTTAGCCATGATCCTTAACCACGGCTCACAGTGACGATGTTAGTGCTGGCGCTGCTACCAGCCAGATACTTACGCAGCTTTAGGCGAACCATAGGATCAAAACTGCGGTTAGATGCCCCGTCTTGGTACTCTACGGATAGCACATCTACACGCTCTGCTTTGATGCCGGGTGTAACAGTAGCGAATGGGCTGTTGCCTTGGTCAATAGCAATGGCAACCTGATACTCAGCATCAATCATGCCTTGTGGCACTACGCTGTCGTCTAGTTCTACACCGTCAACGTAAGCATTCTTGCGCGGCCACTGCTCTGCCTGATCATCAACCGTCTTCTGACCGATATAGTCAAGCGACTCAATGTAGTCATGCGCTAGTGCAAGCAGTTCTGCTTCTGTGCCGCTGATCGTGATACCGCGCTCAGAGGCGTAGGTTGTTAGACCTGATGTTGTTCCGTATGCCATCTCTTAGCCCCTATACCCTGATGCTCGGATTGCTCGACCCTGCCGCTCTGCTCTTGCCTTAGCGCCTCGACCGACATAGCAAGTTCCCGACTGGCCCCATTTATAGCCTCGGCGTCCGTTCTTTTGGCAACGCTGCACTGGCATCAGTCATCTCCTACTGGACTTGGCCCTTCTTCTCTACTTGACTTCCCGTTACAGTGCCAATCTGCTCTAGAGAGATCGTTAGGGCTGAGTTCGCGCCCTGATCGGATACCTGATGATCTGGCGCAGTAGTTGTCCCCTGCTGGAGTTCCAGGCTGCACTACTTCTCCAGCCTGACCGAAGTCAATTCTGTTGCCATCGGAAGTGACGGCTGCTTTCTTTTTTCCTGCGGCATTAGAGTCAACGATGTCTACAATACGGCCCTTGATTCGGTAACGTTTTCCTACTTCTAGTGGCATTACAATTCTTCCCAACGTGCGCGGAATACTCCGCGACAGTCTTCGTTCCCAGTATTCGTTAGGCGGATGTAAAATGTACCTGCGGAGAACCCTAGTAATAAATCTTCTGTCACATTACTGCTTAGTGGCTGGCGATTGCCGCGATCCGTACCTGCATCTAATAGCAGCAAGTCAACAACGTCGCCGCCCGTGTGATCTCCACCGTTCTCAAAGCTGACCGTTGCTGTACGGTCTGGTGCAACGCTTGTGTTATTCGATTGTAGCGCAGAAAGCTGTCCTGTGAATCCAGACTGCTCTGTCCCGCCGGTGACAAGTTCAATTCTCAGCCCGCCAATCAAAAGAGACGCCCCAAACCTTTGCACAATGGTGTCGCCCTGAGCGACCACCTTGATCGTCTCGCTACTGTTATTCGGAATGTCAAACTCTTTGAAGGTGTAGAACTGACGGCCCTCAAAGAAACAAGTATCTCCCTCGGAAACTTTGATCCGCCGCGTGCCTTCTTTATTGCTACTCAGAAGGTCGTTAGGCCCGAATTGGTCAACAGTATAAGTCACGACTCGTTAGCTTCCTTTCGATCCTTTCGTCTTTGCTGTAGGTAGTACGTCCGAAACGCTAGGCTCCCCGGTCTCGCGAACGTCCTCAGTCCGGGTAGTGCGGCGTCGTCCCTTACCTTTGGATTCTGCTTTGGCATTCTTCACTGCCTCTCGCTGTGCGCGTTTTACACGCTGTAGAGTTTCAAAATCTACTGGCTTGTTTGGCTCTAAGCCATCTTTATTCGCCATAGTTAAATTCCTTTAGGAACAGCCCCCCGAATCTGGGGGGCTAAACGTTCCATTAGTCAACCCAATTACTAATCAGTTTGTAATCAAGAAAGCAAGCGGGATGTTCTTGCGCTCGATCACACGGTCGATGTTGTCAGCATTTGCCAGTTCGGCCTGAGTGAAGGAAACGCCAGAAGGAGTACCCGTGGCCTTGAAGCCGAATGGATGTAGAATCCAAGTGTTACGCACCCACAGGGTCTCGATGCCGCCACCGTCGCCCTGATCGGCATAACGCTCGATCTCGACAGGAACCTCGGGGTTGCCTACGCCGTAACCGAAAGCACCAGCGCCGAAGAGTACTGAGGTGTACTTGAAGCCATCGGTGCTGCCTGCCTCGACGTTCATGCCGTCATCAACGATAACGCGAAGACCAAGGTAGGTTGGGATGACAAGGTTGCCCTCGGAATCAGGGATGAAGTCGATGTCATCGTTCTTGACCATCTGTGCATAAACAGCACTATGGACAGCGATAGCACTTAGCTCGTCGTAACGATCACCAAGGGTGTTCGTGGCCTCTACGAAGGCGTCACGGTTAAAGAGCGTACCTGCGTCCTGATCTGCAATAGCATCAGCAGCTACGTCAACAACCATATCACCGCCGTCGTTAGCCACGTTGTCGGCAATGATGCCGTTGGTGGTAGCAACTAGACGACGCTGCCACTGACGCTCGAA